CCTGCGTCTCGTCTTTTTTTTTTGGTTTTTTTATTTTGACACTGAGCCACGCTTTTAATTTTTCTTCTGAGACGTTTTTTTCTTTAAGCGTATTTATTATTTCTTTGGCGGTAACCTCCCCAAGATTGGGTGTATGCATCATTTTTTTATAGCTGACATTATCCAAGAACTCATTGAAGGTCATATCAATAACCGAAAGATTTTTTATTGTGTTCCTTGCTCGTTCTGACATAAACAGATCGCCCATTGTTGTGGCAGCTTCATGCCGCTCTAGTTTTTTTTCATGCCTGCTTCCCCACGCGACCCTCTGCCTTGCTCGTTCTCTGCTTACGCCAAACTCATCGCCTATTTGCTTAAATGTTTTTCCATCGCGCCTTAGTTTAAGAGCGTATTCATTTAGGTTTATTTTATCGTAATCGATCATAATTTATCCTCCCGTTCATCGAAGTGGTGAGCCAGTCTTCGTAGCTCTGTTGCGGTTCCTTTGGTGATGACGCCCGTGAATAGTGGGCGTCGATCCTTTGCGTGTACGGCCTCCCCAGCGATTACTTTGTAGGTCGTGTCGGTCAGTTCAAAAGTCAGGTGATCAACTTTAAACTGCTCTCGTTTAATTGCCTTTCTGGTCATGTCCAAGTGTCCTGATTGATTTGTGGCATTGGTGTGCCGATCAACTTTTCTCGCACCCGATAAAATCGTTTGATTTCTGCTTTTGATAGTCCGCTATATTTCCATCCGCTGTCGGTATGCTCATGATCCATTTCATAATTATCAAGAACATCGCTAACCGTTTTAATTTCAGCGTCTGTTAATTTTACAGTTTTCATTGTTTCTATCCTAAAGGTGGGCGTCATATTCTGTCCTGACGTTTTGATATGCCTTTCTCAGCATTCCTCTGGCCTCTTCAAGCATTGTGAGTGCGTCATTGAGGTCTGGGAAGTCATCTGGCGTTATTTTGCACGACAGCATATGTGAGATTGTCAGGTCAAGTTTTGATAAAATTTGACCCAACTCTTCGATGCGTTCTAGGTTCATAGCGTGAACCTTGATACGTTGTGCGCCCAGAGGTTGAAGCTACATTTGGATTGCTCTGGGCTTCCCCACACTTCTGCCTTGGCGATTTTTCCTTTGCCGTGCAGCCTTGCCAGATTGTTATTGATATCTTTATCTGTTGTGGTTGCATGGTCTGGGTTGTCTTCGCGGTATGCTGCTATAACTTCGGACGTGATGAGATATGTGTCTGCGGCTTTCAGCACTGCCTTTAGGTCTTCCGCTATTTGTTGCGGCGTTTGTTTTTGCCGCTCAATAATTTCTGTCAGGACGCCATGTTCTGGCTGCTCTGGGCTTTCTTCTGGCAGACTTTCTTTTAGCTTTACGCAACCGACTGCGCGGAACGGTATTGTTTGCGCCTTGTCTGGATGATTTGGCACGACTTCCATTAGCACTTGATCGCCTACAGATAATTGCAGGAACCGTGCGAGGTTGTTGGTGATGAAGGTATTTTGGCCTTCTGTGTTTACAGCGAATGCGCTGTAGTGTTGGGTTATGTTTGTGATTAACCCGTGAATTTTTTGAAGTTCCATTGTTTTTTTCCCATTGATTGATTTGACGAGGGGGCAGTTTTTACCGCCCCCTTTCGCATTACATTTTTTCGTTGTAGATTTTTTGCAGCTTATCGAATGCGTAGACTGCTTCTTCGCGGTTTTTCACAAATGGAAGAATTTCTTCAATTGCGAGTTCACGAATTTCTGCTTTGGTTTTGCCTTTGCAGAGTTCTTTGACGCTTGTCTTCATTTTTTACCTCCTTTCTTTTTTGATTGTGACTTACAGATAGAGATTTATTTTATATGTTCAAGTTTTTTCTTTACCTTCTGCAAAGTTTATTTCAAAAGTCTGTTTCGTATTCCTCTCCCACTTCGATTGCGATTTTGATTGATGCAATTTGGTTTGTTGCTGCGATGATTTCGCATTTTTTTGCGTTATCGAAATGCAATCCATCCAGCATTTGTTCTTGCTGTCTCAGCACATCATCCAAGAGCGGATAGTTAAACTGTCGAATTATCATTTTTCTCACCAATTTTCTCTATTAATTCTTCCAGTGCTTCTGTTGCTGCTGGATTAAAGATGGTTCGCATTGCGGCTTGATTGATGCGCCTAATTTCTTGGCGCACCTCTGTGAGCGTATCAAGATCGTCTTGGTTCATTTAATCCTCCTCCTGAGTTCGTCTGAATATGTCATGCCCTGATCGGCATAGAAGTTTTCTTTTTCGGGGTTCCAGCCTTTCATGGCTTCCCGCGCATTGCGGCAATCATCGATGATAAAGACGAGGGCGTGGTAGTCCACGCTCTTGGCGTGGTCTTCCCACTTTGCGAAGTCTTGTGCTGTTGCGCCTGACATTATTCTGCCTCCCATGAACTAGCACCGCCGCTCTCAAATCTTTTCATCAAGCCTTTGTTGCCAGAATGATAAAAAGCCTTGACGATTTTATCGCCTTTCATCAGGACAACGTGTTCGCAATATCCACCCCATCCATCGCTATCAGTCCAGCGTTTTAGGATTTCCCAGCCTTTGTCTTCAGCATCAGCAAGGACGCTGTCCATGCCTGCCAAGTCTTTTGCGGCTTTGCGCTCTGGGCCACCGTTTAGTTCCCACTTTAAGTAGGCCAGTTCTTCGCGGTCATATTCACTGAGTTTTGTCATTTTTCTTCCTCTCTCTCTTACACACTATAAATAGATACTTTTAAGGATATATCAAGGGCCATAGATAAATTATTTACTTTATTTTTTGCTTATTTATTGCAGAACCGCAAATGCAATAAATCGAACAGCCCTAAGTACCTTGTTTATATATATAATATTATTATTATTATTATTATATATATATAGTGTATTACTGCCCCCCCACCCCCTACCCCCCACCTATGTATGAGGGGGGTGGAGGGTGAGGAGTATAGACGCCCCCAAGGTAGTGCAAAAATGCAATAAATACACAAAATACATAACCCGTTGAAATCATTGACAAATACCCCAATGTTTAATGATGCAATAATTCATGCAGTTAATCGTCTCGGCATTTGTCGAGGGCTTTCTCAGCCAACATCGCATAGAACTGCACACCCTCGCTCACATTGGCGACATCTCTGATCTCCTCCAGTGCGTTCTTCATTATTAAGTTTTGCTCGTAGATTTTTTTCCACTGCTCTCTGTCGAACATTATGCCCCCCCCTATTGGATGCTGGGTGCAAACCAAGCCATCGTCGGACGGCCCCGCTTGCCCTCGTTTAAATTTCGGCACTCTATGCCCCTGTCGTTTGCCAGAGCATCTAGAACGTCTCCACGCTTGCGTCTGTCCATGTTTGCGAATGCCCCCACGCTGCGCGTGATCTGGCTCTCTGTGATACCAGCCAGACCCGCTGTTTCGATCTTGGTGAACACCGCCTTGCAGCAGGCATCGAAGGGGCCATCTGCCATGTTGGCCTTAAACATCTTGATGGTCTCAGTCGCGTAATGCTCGACATAATCTATCGACCACTGCATTGCATCCAGCCCGATACTTTCCTGTCCCATAGACCGCGCAATAATAAGCGACAGCCGCATGGCGATCTCGCGTGATCGATTGTACATAGCCTCCAGCCCAGTGCCTGCCTCTTTCTTTATCGCGTCCACCAGCCGCTCCTCGTAGCGTCTCAGGATCGCCTTGGCCTCTGGTGTGAATGCCACCTCCATTGGTGAGGGCGGCACATCGTGCGTTGATCCGGGGTCTAGCGTCCCGTTAACGGCGTTAGCGTGATCGCTGGCCCAAGCCTTCAGCCGCTCTGAAATTGTGGACGTTGTGATTTCCTGCGATAGCTGCACCCCGATATCGGTCTTAACGATCAGAAAGCGGTTCAGCAGCCCAGAAGCCACATCTCCCCCGCCTATTGCCTTCATAAATTCGCTGGGCGTGGACATGCCCACCAGCGTCAGTGATGGACGCCTGACCACCTTCTCTAACTTTTCGGCCTCAGACGCCTTCATTGTATTGGTTGCGTAGCCTTGTTGACGCATGACGCCGTCTGTGCGGCCAAAGGCTTCCATTATACTAGTCAGGGCATCGGCCTTGTGTTGCATCCCCGTGGCCGCTGCCGACTTGAGCATACGTCCCATCTCGTCAATCACGCTGACGTGAACTGGTTTTTTGGTCAGGGTGGACATCACCCCCGCCCCACTGGTGTAGCCTGCTGGCCCGATCAATTCATCCAGCCCCGCCTCTTCAAGCAGCCGCTCCAGTACAGTCTTGGTATGTTCTTTGCCCGATCCAGTCTCACCAATATTTAACAAATAAAGGCTGGAGAAGTTGCGCTGGTTTGTCACCCAGCGCCTGCCCATTACTGTGGAGCCGAATGCCAGAGCCGCCTGCACGGCGAACTGGGGCTGTGGCTTGATGGCGGTGACAGAATAATAATTGACCACGTCTTGCAGTACGCCCGGTACTGACAGCAGATGATCTGGGATATTTCCCAGCGGCTCTGTCTTGGCTGCTGGCGTGGACATAATTGATGCCGCCACCTTTGCGCCATGCTCAATGGCCTCCTGATCATATTCGTGATCTGGATTGTTGGTCACGTTGAGAAACGCAGCGGCATCTTTAACGGCCTTGGTGACATTGCCCATGTGTTCGTATTGGCACCAAAGCTCAAAGCAATCGAAGCTGTGGGCCGAATCAAACGGGTCACTGGCATGGTGGCTGTAGGCGCGACCATCATCAAAGACTTTTACCCCCGCCAGCTTGGATGTGCTGTTGGGCGACAGGTATCGATCTTTGGCGGTCTGCTTGTAGCCGTACTGTTTTAGCAGGCTGTGCATATCGTGGGCCTCATTAAAGGCGTCGATGACGCTGGTGCCGTCACCCTTTGGCCTTGGCCTGCGCGGTGGCTGAAATTCTGGCTCACGCCGCCACGGGCAGATGGCTTGCATCTGTGGCCGAAACTTATCCCATTCACGCCATATTGTTAAAAGTTGCGGCGGTAGCTCTGGCAAGCCATCGAAGATAGATCGACCAGACCACTCGTAGGGACGGCCCGTGTCTGGATGGATCGATGGCGGCAACACATCTTGCACGGCCCCAGCGCGAAGCTCAAAAACCACCTCTGTTTTTCTGGGATCACCCTCGACGGGCCAACTAATTTTATGGGTAATCAGATCGGGCGGTGCCTTGAAGATCAGCTTGCCTCGATTTTCGCGCCCAATGATTTGGGGTGCCGACTGCATAAGCTCTGAGAAGTCGATCCCCAGTTCTTCGAAGATCATCTTGGTGTATTCGACATGATCGATGTCCACTGCACAGGTTCCAGACGCCCCATGCAGCAAGCCCACATTGTGCGTTGGGTTCTGCTCGTAATATTTTCTGGCCGCTTCTGGATCAGACAGCGCCTGCTCTGGCTTCTGCCAGCCAAAGCGGGTTGGGCCTTTTGTGCCAGCGGGTATCGTAACCAGATACCATCCCAGTTTCTCGCAATACTCTTCCACGTTAGTCATTTTTTTTGACCCTCTATTTATATACGGTGAGATATTCTGACAATTTCCTCCAAGTGTTCAGACTGATTCGTTCATTGCCTGTCGCCACGGCCTTCACCGTGGGGTGCGACAGCCCAGATTTTTCTGCGACAACGGTTAGTCTGCGATCTTGCAGGGCGTCCCGTATCGTCTCAAGAGGTATCATATTGTCCATTGCAGTCTCCAATTTTGCATTATTTCAAAAAAGAGCTTTACACCATAAAATAAATTTCGTAAAGATCGGCTTGTAGAAAAAGTGAATGTGAAAAAATGGAGAACGAAATGGAAAATATCAATGTCGATATTCTTGCCTCTGATTGGCTGGATATTAAAGCTCAAGAGAAGGCGCTGACCGCAAAGCGCCACGCGATTGAAGAGCAGATCGCAGCGGCCCTAGAAGTCAAAGACGAGGGGTCAATTTCCCACAAATTGGACGGCCACAAAGTTACGCTGACACAGCCCGTGTCTCGTAAAGTTGATGCTATTGTGTGGGACAAAGTATCGAAAAAAATACCCCAACATTTGCAGCCAGTCAAACACACAATCAGCGCGGATGCCGCTGGCTGTCGTTATTTGCTCGCTAATGAGCCAAAGTTGTGGGCCAAGATCGCGCCTGCCTTTGAAACCAGAACAGGCAAAATCGGCGTTAAGATTGAGGTGCTTTGATGCGTATCGATTTAAATGCAAGCGACACTGAGCTTTTAATCGAAGCGTTGGATTTTAGTTTGGCCTCGACAGGGATGCTGTCTCCTTTCACTCGGAAAGACCGCGAAAGGGCAAAAGCCTTAAAAGATAATCTTGAGGGAAACATGAAAATCCCATTGTTGTTGGAAGAGCAACGCAAAGAGATCGAAAGATTGTCGAGGTTAAATAATGCGCCTGACTGATGTCGAGCTTGAGATGCTGATCTCTGCGATAGCGTGTGTCACTGTGATGAACGGTGACCACAAAAGCCCAGCACAGATTAAGCTAGAACGTAAATTGAACAGGTGGCGCGACCACCCAGACTTGGAGTTTGCAAATGAACCGCAGCATAGATGAAATTTTGGACGAGGTATTTGCCCTCGTATTTAAGGGAGATTGGTAATGTTTAAGATCGAAAAGGGGGTGCCAATGACGGCACCCTCACGGGACAGGTCAGGCAGATGGAAGGATTTGCTACGGAAAATGGAAGTTGGCGACAGCGTTCAGCTTGAGAGCCAGACGCAAGCTACCAGCATCAGAAATACAGCGAAGCGCATGGGGCTACTTGTGCGTTGCCAACAGCAGGAAGATGAAAGTTTTCGGGCATGGAGGATTGAGTAATGGCGATTGATCTTAAAACACTATCGAAGCCATCAGGCCAGCGACCTATCATCTGCACTCTGTTTGGCGAAGGTGGAATGGGGAAGACTACACTGGCTGCTATGTTTCCTAAACCTGTGTTCATCAGGACAGAGGACGGCACAGCCAGTCTTGCAGGCAATGACAACGTCAGCCTGTTTCCACTGGCAACGTCTACACAGGACGTGCTGGACGCGATTGAGGCGCTTGCAACTCAGAAGCACGACCACAAGACGCTGGTGATTGATTCGATCACCCAGCTTGGCACGATGATTGAGGCAGAGATTGTCCAAGCTGACCCCAAGGCCAAGTCGATTAATCAGGCTGGCGGCGGTTACGGCGCTGGCTATAGCGCAGCGGCTGAGAAGCACAGGCAAATCAGAGACTGGGCGGGATCACTCGCTTATGAAAAAGGTCTCAACATAGTCTTCATCGGCCACGCCGATACTGAGATGCTTGATTTGCCAGATATGGACGCCTTTGCACGGTATACAGTCCGTATGCACAGAAAGTCACTGCCCCACTACACTGACAACGTCGATCTGGTCGGCTTGATCAGGCTGAAGACTTTAATTCGTGGCGGTGACGGCGACAAGAAACGTGCGATTTCGACGGGGGAGCGGGAGATCATCTGCCACCCACAGGCGTCGAGCGTCACGAAAAATCGGTTTAACGTGTCTGAGCCTCTGGCCTTCACGTTTGACCGCAACCCATTTGCAGATTTTGTAGCAGAGTAGAGAAGGAAAACTCACATGGAACTGAACGGATTTAACGCAGCGGCTATTGAACCAGCCGCAACATACGAGCCGCTACCAGCGGGAAACTATTCGGCAGTGATTGTCGAGAGCGAAGAGAAGCCCACCAAAGCTATGACTGGCTCGTATCTTCAGCTTGGTCTAGAGATTGTTGAGGGCCAGTATGCTGGACGCAAATTGATAGATCGTTTGAATTTAAATAATCCGAACCAAATTGCAGTCGACATAGCACAGCGCACTCTGTCGGCCATCTGCCACGCCACGGGCGTTATGACGCCCAAGGACAGCAGCGAGTTGCACGACAAGCCTTTGGTGGTGAAGGTGGCAGTCAAGGCCGCAGACGGCCAGTACAGCGCCTCTAATGAGATCAAGGGCTACTCAGGTGCCAAAACCAATGGCGCTGCCACAGCGGCCCCTGCGGAGGCTTCAGCGGCATCGTCAACGCCGCCTTGGAAGCGATAATCTGTTTTACGATGGGGCGGCTTTTGCTGCCCCATTTTACAAATAGAGAGGAGCCAAGATGAACCTTGAAAAATACAATCCATCGCCCACAGTGCAGAAAATTTACGAACACTACGAGGCCAGCCGCGATAACGGCCACAGGGCGCATCTGGGCGGCTCACAGATAGGCAACCCGTGCAGTCGGGCATTGTGGTATCAGTTTCGACACGCAAGCTCACAGAGCTTTGAGGGACGTATGCTGCGCCTGTTTGAAACGGGTGACCGCGAGGAGGAGCGGATCGTGGCAAACCTTCGGGCGATTGGGGTAGAGGTGTGGGAGGTCGATCCAGAAACGGGCCGACAGATTAATTACACGGCCTGTGGGGGTCATTTTGCTCTGTCGCTGGACGGCATTGGAATTGGCTTCCCAGAAAGCAAAGAGACGCACACGCTGGAGTTCAAAACAATGAACGACAAGAGCTTTGCCCAAACAAAGATGAAGGGCGTCAGGATCAGCAAGCCGCAATACTGGGCGCAGTGCCAAGTCGGTATGCATTTGGCTGACATTGATCGTTGTTATTTTTTTGCTGTGAACAAAAACACAGATGAGATTTATTCTGAGCGGATCAAGCGGGATCGGGCAGAAGGTGAGATGCTAATCAGCAAGGCCAGCAATATCATTTTTGACGAAAAGCCACCGTCTAAAATCAGTCACGACCCGTCAAAGTTTGCTTGTCGGTTTTGCTCTTACATTCCGATTTGCCACGGTGGTGAATTGCCAGAGGTTAATGATCGGACAGACGCGCACAGCACCCCAGAAAAAGACGGGACTTGGAGCCGCAAGGAAGGCGCGGGGGGCCACCTGTTTAATCCGTTTATGGTTCCTGACGATTGGGAGATCATAGACGCTGGCGATGATTTCGTGGAGTATCAGACCCCACAAGGCGTCATCCGCAATCAAGACAACAGCGAGGAATTGAGGGAGAAGTTTAGTGAAGACGCCAAGTGAAATGATGGATATCGTTAATGCTCTGTACTTAACCTTGCCTGACGAAATTGAGCAGGAAGAAATGGCCTGCATTTTTACAGTGCTGCTTGGAATGTTTGGGTTAAATTTGGAATGGCATAAAATAAAAGATCGTGTGTCCAATAATGTTGCAGACAACATCTCAGCCGATTTGGACAATGACGAAATAGGTGTGCCGATTATGACCCAAGAGAAAATATTGGAAGCGCAGAAGGATGCTGATGATTTTTTGGATAGGATTGTAAAATGACCGAGGATGAATTTTTTAAAATGTTAAGCAAAAGCCGTTTGGGGAAAAAGTGGTTAAGATGGCACAATTTAAACCCTGAGTTTTATAGGTTGTTTGAGAGATACACTCTTCAAGCCATTTATAGGGGACACTTAAAACTAAGCGGGTGGCTAATTGCTAACAGAGTGCGCTGGGAAAGCTCTATCGTGACAAAAGGGGATGATTACAAAATATCTAACGACTTCATTGCCCTGTTTACACGCCTGTTTATGATAAACAATCCGCAATACATTGGGTTTTTTGAAACGAAACAAATGAAAAGATTAGCCCACGAACCCGCGCTGTTTCGCACAGCGGCCTTGGGTGATTTGTTTGATGAAGAAAAGTCAACGTGAAGGAGTTCTGTCCCATGACATTTGAATTACGCGATTACCAAAGAGAAGCTGTCGATGGCTTGTACAATTATTGGGCGAGTAAGTCTGGCGATAATCCATTGATCGTGGCCCCAACGGGGTCGGGCAAGACGGCCATTATAGCGCAGATCGTAAAGGACGCTATGGCATTTGCTGGCACACGGGTAATGATTGTGACGCATGTAAAAGAGCTTTTGGAGCAGGGGGCCAATGGCCTGTTGAAAATGTATCCAGAAGCTGATTACGGGGTCTACAGTGCGGGTCTAAAGCAGAAGGTCTTAGACCGCCCCATTACCTTTGCTGGCATCCAGTCGGTCTGGGAGAGGGCGTATGACATCATTCCTGCACCAGACCTGATCTTAATCGATGAAGCGCACATGCTGCCCAAAAACACTGAGACGCGATACAACAGGTTTATTGCCGATCTGAAGGTGTGCAACCCCGCGATCAAAGTGGTGGGTCTGACAGCCACGCCGTATCGGCTCGACACAGGATATTTGCACAAAGGCGAGGGCGCTATCTTTGACGGCATTGCCCATGACATTCCAATCGATATGCTGATGGAGCAGGGATACCTGTCGCCTGTCATTAGCAAAGGCGGTCTGAACCAGATCGATCTGACCAACGTCAAAAAACGGGGCGGTGAGTTTATTGAGAGCGACCTTGCCACTGCTGCGTCTGATCCCGAACTGGTGAGAAAAACTGTCGAAGAAATTGTGGAACTGAGCGAAGATCGAAAAAGCTGGCTGGTGTTTAGCAGCGGCGTCAATCACGCGCATATGTTGGCCAACGAATTTGGAAACCACGACATTGAAGTCGAGGTGATTACTGGCAGTGACAGCAGCGCCGTGCGGGAGACAACCATTGCAGACTTTAAGAGCGGTGAGATTAAATGCCTGATAAATGTGAACGTGCTGACCACTGGATTTGATCACCCTGCCGTGGACGTTGTTGCGTTGGTCAGAGCCACAGCATCTACGGGGCTGTATGTCCAAATGGTTGGGAGGGGTACGAGAGTAGCCGAAGGCAAGACTGATTGTCTGGTGCTTGATTTCGGAGAAAACTGTTTGAGGCACGGTTTTATAGATAGGGTAAAACCCAAAGATAAATCTGCAAAGGCAGAAGAGGGTGCGGCACCCGTCAAGCAGTGCGAGGCTTGCCAAACAATGTGTCCTGCGGCGGCGTTGCAGTGCCACGTTTGCGGCCATGAGTTCCCACCTCGCACATTAAATCACGGCTCCAAAAGTTACGATGGGGCCATGCTGTCGGGCCAAGTAAAAGCCGAATGGGTGGACGTGGACAGCGTCCTTTATCACCGCCACCGCAAGGAGGGCAAACCTGATTCAGTCAAGGTCACGTACTACTGCGGGATGAGAAGCGTAAACGAATGGCTTTGTCCAAATCACGGTGGCTATGCGGCCAGTCGATATCAGGCGCGGCGGTCACTGCTGGCCTCTGGCGCTGACACAACCGACGAGGCGATGGACGAGTGCCACTTTTGGAATTGGCCCAGCCGCATCAAGATAAAACCAAGCACATACAATCCGAAATATTTTGAAGTTGTGCAGTTCGACTATACAAAAGTGGAGAGAAAATATGAGACGCAAGAAGGCCCAATCGCTGACTGGGGTGTCGAAGACATACCGTTTTAAGCACTCTGAACACAGCGAACAGGTGGGTTTTGTGAACTGGTTTCGGGCCAAATATCCACACACTTTGATCTTTGCAATCCCCAACGGTGAGAAGAGATCGATCAGCGTGGCGACACGGCTGAAGGCAGAGGGGGTAACCAGAGGGATACCCGATCTTTATATCCCCTCCTGCAATTTGTGGGTGGAAATGAAGAGGGCCACGGGCGGCAGGCTGTCTCCCGATCAAAAAAAAGTGATCGAATATCTGAGATCAGTGGGACACACTGTGATCGTTGGAAAGGGCGCAGGCGATGCGTCGAAGCAAGTGCTGGAGTTTTTGAAAAAATGACCATTGAAGTTGCTCCTGCCATTGCGTCTGATTTGACGTATATCGACAGCCTTCAAAGAAAGAACGCTGAACAGTTAGCATTTTATCCAAAGCAAGTTTTTGAGCGTGAAGTCGATAACCACAGAATATTATTGGCACGGGTAAATAATGATCCTGCTGGATATATTTATCATGGCTCGTTTGGAGAAACTTTGAAAATACACCAAGCATGTATTCAATACGATTTGCGCGGAAAACTTTATGGTGCAGAGCTTGTTCGTTTTTTAATAAAAATGGCAAGTGGCATGGCAAGCAATGCAATTTCATTGCGCTGCGGATCGGACATAGAAGCGAATGGTTTTTGGAGATCAATGGGGTTTGAGTGTGAGCGTATCACGCAAGGTGGGATACGGCGCAGACGAGATATAAATCACTGGTTCCTGCAATTGCAACCTACACTATTCCCAATGATCACCACTGAGCCATCGAATAAAAAAAAGAGTGCTTCCGTTTGGGCGAAAGGCAGGAAAAAAGGCTTTTCACAAAACAGTTTTCGCCGTGGAAAATCAACGGTGGATTATCGTAAATTTATTGAGGAGGCTGTAGAAAAATGAAAAAACTAACGCCAGCCCATGAGGCTGAACTGCGCCATTTGAGAGGCCAAGTTGATCGTCTAGAGGGGGAGGCTTATCGCACAAGCCCAGTTCCAGATGCACAGAACGATCTCTGGTTGGCGAGACAGGAATTGAAAAACTTTGTGAGTGGACTGAGACAAAACAATTATGAAATCTGAGGGAGAAAACAGATGAATAAATGGCTGGAATTTGAAAGACTACAAGCGAGAACGAAAGGCCCAAGCGGCAAGCCTCTGCGACCACCTCTGCCGTGCGATAGAGGGGAAAAGCGCAGTCGCACAGATACTGGCGCTTTTACGCCGATCTTGAGGGTGCTGGAAAAGCATGGGCCAATGACGAGCCAAGACATTGCACGGCTGCTGAAAAAGAACTCTCACAATGTGTGTGGAACAATTCGCCACGCTGTTGATGCTGGTTTGGTTGTTAAAAAAGCTCACGTCCGATCAAGGAACGGGGGCAAAGGCCACATGAATTGCTGGCTGTATCACATCGCAGCATAGATTGATCGGGGGAAAGTCGCCCATTTTGGCTTCCCCCCATTTCCCCCCATATATTCCCCCCATATATTAATTAAATATATTTAATTTGTATTCTGCTATTGTATCTCCGATCAGAATGCCTATATGTATTAGGTAAGATCAAAAACTCAAAAAATGGAGAGACCCAATGACACCGAATAAATCACAAATCAAAGCGCGTATCGAAGAGCTTGAAGTAATGTTGGCTGACGCCACTCCAGAACAAATTGCAAAATCTAAATCCGACAGTGTTCGCCTGTCTGAAATTCTTGATGAATTGAAAGATGAGAGCGATCAAAAAGATACATTGGTTGAAGAATTTAAGACGTTGGACCTTACCTTGAACAACGCATTTCATGAGTTGAAAAACTTTAAAGATACAATGGCTGCTGATCTGATGGTTGTTTCTACGCGCTACGTTGTCATCAACAACAAAGACCTCATCAGCCCCGCTGGATTTCACCCAGACGAAAAAGTTTACATTCAAAGCACAATTGCAATTCACACAGACAGCTTGGAAAATTTGCCAAGTTCAAACGAAAAACTTTATGCTTTTGAGGTAAACCCAATAGCTGCTTAATCCAACGGGGGGGCTTCGGCCCCTCATCCAACTCTAGAAAGGATCAAAAAATGAGACTCTATACCAACGTAAAAGGCCAGTGGGTCGGAACGCAAGCCGAAGCCAAAAAAATAGATGCTTGGCATACTGACGTGCCTACAGACAAACCCAGCCTGTTGGCGTGGCTGAACCACAAAGCCGAACTTACAAATTCTTTCGGCCTGCCAGTGGAGCCAGTGCCAGCCCCAGTGATCACTGAGAGGGTGACAAGCCACCCACAGGGCCGACCACACCCTTGGATGACTATCAGAGAGTGCGCTGAGAAAGCATCGCTCAAAGATTTGGGCCACGCTCTGGCGATCTACATGAACCGTGTTGATGAATTGCTAGACGATCAATAAAAATATTAATTAAATGTATCTGGGGGTATTGTGTTCCCAGATATATTTCTTATATGTATTAGGTAAGATCAAAAATTAAAAATCAGGAGACAAAAAATGAAAATCACTAAAGCAGCCATCCAAGCCCTCGCCACCCAATCGGTCAAAGCTCAATATGCCCGTGAGACTGACAAGGCGTTGTATCTGGAAGAAATCATTGTTTTGGCTGGCTTTGACATCAGCCTGACTGACCGCCCCGATCAATGGGATCGCTGCATCGAATGGCTTGAAAACGCCATCGCTGCTAGATGGACGGCTGCACGTTATTTAGTTTGACAGGGGCCACCGCACCATCCACCCACTATCCAATCAGGAGACCATCCAATGCTTCCAAGAACTGCCCAAGCCCACACCCCCCTCCGCACCAGCAAGAGCCGCCACACATGGTGTGGCCCATACGCCGCCGCTGTGTTTATGCGTCAGCACTATGACGCCGCATATGAAGTGTGCCTGTGTCACACGTTTCGCGGCAAAATCACAGGCATGAGCAACAAGCTCATGAAGACGGTCATGGGGGCCAATGGCATTCAGATGACGTTACACTACTGCCGTGATGTTGGATCGTATGCCAGACACAATCCTACGCTGGCGGCTTGGCTCAAAACCCGTGATCGCAAGAAGACCTATTTGGTCAACATCACAGGCCACTACATTGTGGTGTCGGGCGACAAGACCATCGACAACCAATCTGGCGAGTGGCACAGCGTCCGTAAATCCAAGCACCGCCGAAAGCGTGTGGGCTACGCTTGGGAAATAAAATCACCCCACTAATAAATTATTTAACGATACCCCTTGATATATCTTGGGGTATCACTATATGTATTGTGTAAGAGAGAAAATCAAAAATCCAAGGAGACCACAATGAACGATTTTGACACATGGGCCGCAGAACTCGCATCAGAAGAACTCCCAGCAGAAACTGAAGCACCGCGCAAGACATTCCCTTGCGGCCAGTGCGCTGGTACTGGCCTCTGGTCAGGTGGCACTAATCGCCACGGCAACAACAAGTGCTTGGCCTGCAAAGGCAAGGGCCACTTCTTGAATAGCCGCGAAGATCGCAGCAAGCTCAAGGCCCAGCGCGTGGCTCGTAAGGCCAAAAATGAAGCCAACAAAAAAGCCGATTTCATCGCCGCAAACGAGGGTCTGATCGAAGGCTTGCAGGCCATGCAGTGGCACAGCAAGGCATCGTCTTTGCTGGCTGGATTTGAAAAGTGGGGATCACTGACTGAGGGTCAAGTGCGGTTAGCTCGTTCAATCCTTGCAGGCCAAGCAGAGCGTGACGCAAAACGCGCTGCCGCAGACGCTGTCCCAAAGGCCAAAGTTGATCTGGCGCGTGTCGAAGAAATCTTTGCCACTGCCAAAAACGCAGGCAAAAAATTCCCAAAGCTGCGCCTTGATGGAATGGTTCTTTCATTGGCTGGCGCAAATAGCAGAAACGCTGGCGCGATTTACGTCAAGGCTGGCCCAGCGTTTGAAGATGATTACTTTGGTAAAGTAATTGGTGGTGAATTTCATAAGTGGGGTACAGCGCCTGAGAGCATCACCACAGCCCTCCAAGCTCTGGCCGCTGACCCACTGTCATCAGCCGTAGCTTATGGCCGCACAACAGGCACCTGTGCTTGCTGTGGCCGCGAACTGACCAACAAAGAAAGCATTGAGCGTGGCATCGGCCCGATCTGTGCTGAAAACTGGGGTCTGTGATTTAACAGGGGGCCATTGCGCCCCCACCAACTAAGGAGAGAAAAATGGCACGTAGAAGTTTTAAAATCTTTGGGATTAAAGACGGTGGCTCAGAGGAGTGGGTCGATACTGTCAGCAGCCCCAAAGCAGGAAAAGCCGCACATGAGGCAATGAAGACGCAAGGCTACTTTGATTACATCCGTTGTCGCGATTGCTTGGGTGGCTTGCGGTTTGAATACAACTTACGCACAGGGAGGAAGACAGCATGATGATCCCCTGCCCAGAATGTGATTACACAGGCCACAAAGGCCGAGTAGAAAAAACATTGTACCAGCGTTTCGGTGGAACGCTGGAGCCTGTTGGCGAATGGGTCGATTGCGATTACTGTGATGGCAGTGGCGAAGTTGAAAAAGAAAAAGGTGAGTAATAAATGTTTTTTAACCGTAAAAAAGATAAAGACGAGCCGATAATATTAGACTGCTATACAAAAAGCACCTACGCATATAATCACGCCAAGATTAATCATGCTCGCCACTACATACCCGATTGGTGGAGGAAAACTAAACATATGCTTGATGAGCAGACTCCAGACGGTGAAGGCATACCAACAGTAAAAATGTGCCCTGCTATTAGAGATTATTATTTAAAGGGTATAGTTATGCCTTTGTGGGGGGAACTAGAGATAACTCTTCTCCCTTACGACATTTCAGAAACAGCCCCTTCGTATACATGGCGTAGTTCTAACCTAGACTTTGATACGAATGGAAGTCATAACAGAAGTCAGTTTAAGGGTTTCGCGGGTAGAGATGGGGTTAACTTAAAGCTGTCTGTTCCGTGGTTTTTTAAATGCAGAGAGTTTGTACATTTTACGAGTACGCAACCTGTGTGGAGTCAACCAGAGATAGTAGATGAGTTAACTCTGTTACCGGGAATTGTAGATTTTAAAAACCAACACGCACTGCAGTTAAATTATTTTTTTCGTCAGCGAGATATAGAACGACAAGTAACCATAGCTCCGCTCACTCCTATGGTTATATTACACCCTATGTCTGAAAGACCCATTGAGATTAGAACCCATTACATAGACAGTAAAGATGAGTGGATAGATTGTAACCCGCAAAGGTCAGGCATGTTTTTAGACATTCCGAATGGGGGAGCAAAGGGTTTTAAACAGCTAAAGAAATATTACAAAAAACGAAATAAGTTTTGGGAGAAACGTGATAAAATTGAGGAGGATGAAGATGAGCGATGAGAAAGTAGTTAAATTTCCTGAGCCTCTGTCCGATCTGGATCGGCAGTTTGAAGAGCTTGAAAGGCAGCGTGAATTGATCAGGGAGCAGGCGCGACAGCTTGCTGCTGTTCACAAGCCCAAATAGCCGCTATAATCCCCCTAATTCCATTTAGGGGGTGATGACCCATGATCGATCCTGTGAGCGCCTACGCTGCCGCCACAACCGCCTATAAAGGCGTTAAAATGCTGCTGCAGGCTGGCCGTGAAATCGAAGACGTTTCAAAGCAGCTTGGGTCTTGGTATAGCGCAGTGGCTGATATTACTCGCGCCGAATCACAGCGCAAGAACACAACGTGGCTGGAAAAGAAACAGCACGGCGAGGCATCAATTGAGCAAGAGGCGATGGACATCACGATCCGCGCCAAAAAATTAAAAGAGTTTGAATATGAAATTCGCGTAATGTTGGACTATAGATTTGGTTTAGGCACTTATGAAGGTATGCTTGATATGCGTCGAAAAATTAGGGCAGAGCGAGAGCGCACGGTATATGCCGCAATGGAGAGCAAGCGCCAAATGGCAAACAATCTTGCCATCACGGGATTGGCTCTGGGCATTGTGTCCGTGCTGGGCGGTGGCCTTTATCTGATTGCGCTTGCCCTATGATTAAAGTTTTATTGATGTCTGTAACGCTGGCTGGTGTTGCCAATCCCACGCACGTACCGTGCAGTTTGTGGAAGCGGATTATTGACAAAAATACTGGTCAGAAAATTTGCGTCTATCGCTTCTCAGCGGGATTTGGGGGGCTTGGATATCATTATCCAACGCTGTCGTTTTCCGAATGCCCCCGTGTTTTTCAGTGCGTTTATGAAAAGAAAGACAAGCGCCCAACGCTAAGTGAGATATTGGATGGGTTAAGGGACGGCTTCTGAGCTACTGAGCGGCCTGTCGTACCTGTGTCGCTGCGTCAGTGCCTCTGAGAGCCTCTATGAGAGCCGCTGTAGCCCCTCCTTCATCAAATTGCATTGCTGGTACTTCCACGCTGTCATACATAGCCTGTGCCTCTGGTGTGGCCGCTTCGGCTGGCCCTACGCTGCTTTCATTTGTTGAAGACGCCAACAGTGCAGCTTCCAAGAACCCACGGCCATCACTAATATTGAGAGCATTTGCCAGTCGTTTAAACGCAGGCGTTTTA